ACAAAATTAGTGGCTTCTTTTACGCCATTACGAAATAAATTAGTTATCGTATAAATGCCCTGTTGCAACGACCCGAAACCTAAAGTTGTCATTACAATACTCTTGAATGACGATAAAGTTCCCGACATCTTTTGCAAGGCATAAGTCGATTTGTTTGTATTGCCTTCCAATGATTTCAAACGAGAATCAAGTTTCTCCATTTGAGCAATTGCTTGGGCAACGCTTGTCGTAATTTCGTAATTTAGTTTTGAAACAGCGTAATTAGCCATAATTCAACCTATTTACCTTTCTTGTCCTTATTTATTTTCTGCGACCATTTGGACAGAAGTATTTTCATATTGATTTCCAACGCTTCTTGTTTCTTGACTTTATCTTTTTCGGCTTGTTGTCGGGCATATTCGCCTTTCCAATCAATCGGCTTGTCAAAGTAGTCAGTCGGCTCGTCACTCTCTTGCCTATTCATATTGTATTCAACCGTATGGAACGCTTTGAATACATATAAGCCATTGAGCCACGCTTTGAAGTTGTTAAAGTCCACATCTTCGTCAATTTTAATCTCATACGCACTACGGTATGCCCAAAATAATTCCGGCGTTGAGTGCCAATAATCATCGTAAGACATACCGTAGATAATTGCGTATGGATATTGTTTGTCGAAGTAGTCGGCAACCGAGTAGATTTTCTCTTGCTCGATTGCTTCAACGGATTCGTCTAATCTACGATCTCCGCTTTCTTCTTGGGCTTTTCTGAATCTTCCAGCGTGGCTAACAAAAAAGTTTGGTATTGGTTTACGATAAACTCATAAACTTCTTCAAAATCTCCGTTTTCACTTGCGTATTGGTCGAATAACTTGAATAGTTTTTCAACCTGTAAAGTCGGGTGGTGTTTGTGTAACCCCATAGCCCACATCAATTGCGTTTGAGTTAAAGGTTTTGCCTTGAAATCTTCCATAGAAAACCCAATGCCTTCACCCCAACGAATTGATGCACGATCCAATTCAAAGAAATAATTACCACCACCAATATCTACTTTTAATTTAGCCATCTGTTTTTCTCCTTTCAGAAATTAGTTGTTAAGACGGATTCTTCAATGCCGTAACTTGAGCAGCCGTTTGCAATTCAATAGATTGCGGAACGACATTAAGTTTGGCGGAAACAACACTACCACGGCTCACGGCATCGACCCACATATTGCCTTCGCCATAGATAACCGCACCACTACCATCGCCATAGACAATCATAAAGTAATACAGTTGATCCACAACGGCATCAACGGCAGTTTTGTTAGCGGCGATGTAGTTGAAGGTAAATTCCAAATCGGGCAAATCTTCACGGTCGGCAACATATTGTTTCTTGGGAGAACTCAACACGGTGCTTTCCAATTTGCCTTGTGGTGCGCCTGTTGCTGGAACAGCGGTTACATCGATAAGTTTGGTGTAAGTCGCAGCACCGCCTGTGGCACTCGCCCATAATTCAATTCCAATGTCGGATTGTGCATTAGCAGCCATTTAATATTTCCTTTCCGATTTTATTCAAATCTGTAAATGACCTTTGTATCGTTATCAACCAAAGCCGTAAATCTTGATGTCTTTCGGTAGACATTTTCTACAAGATTAGGTGTCGGCTCGGAACTAACTAACTGAAAGCCGTAAGTATCTTCAAGGACAGTTCTAACTAATTCAGTTAGTTCATTCGCAATCGTTCTTGCGTGTGTCGTTCCTTGATTGATAGCAAATACATCGGCTTGAATACTAATTAAATACTTCTTCTCGGCTTTATTCAGCGTTTCCCTATTCAAACCGAAATTAAATTGCTCTAACACAATCGTAGGGAATTGCGTTTCATCAAATGACGGAATAACCGATAACGCAGTAGCACCGTATGGATTGAGCAACGGATTTTGTAATTGCGTTTCTAATGTAGAAAATATTTCGTCAAATACTTCTTCCGTTGTCATTTAGCCACCGCCTTTGTAAATTCTTCTTTAATCATTAGTGGAATGTTAGTAACACTCCAAGTATAAGTGTTGAAATAAGTAGGTGTCGATTTTTGACCCCAAGTGATTTTATCCTTGTAGTGCCAATATCGTAATTCGGGGTGCTTGTATCGGCTATCTAAATCATAACCTTGCCACCCTACCACGCTATCTCCACCAAAGATTTCTCCACCTTGATATGGACTTCGCTTACCAACGATACCATAGCCATATTCGGCATAAGTCGCTTGTTCGTCATTTGCCATAATCTTGAACGAAGATTTCTTTGGTGTAATGTTTAACACCTTGCTATAATTCAACACGGCATCGTAATTTTCAACATCTTCAATTGCCGAAGCGAATGTATCAAACTGTAATGGAACTTCTTTTGCAATTCTTCGCATTACATTTTCCTGTGCCACTTGAACTCGTTTGATTTCTTCTTTCCAATCTTGAACAAGTAAGCCAATATCGTCAAACAAATCGTATTTCTGTTTCATTACGGACTTTTCATACTCTCAAAGTAGATAATCGTAACCGTGTTTTGTTTCGCTACTCGTCTGACGATAAAGTTAGCATTTTGTCCATTGACCGTTTCGCCACTTGGACTTGCACTTTCAAGATAGGCAACATCGAACTCTTTAATGATTGTGTCGGCACTATTGATTAACGCACGATACATTTTCTTGGCATTAGCACCAAAACTGTCAATTCGTGCATTGTCGCTTAATGGCTGAACATTCATCGTGTAGGCAACAGGACTTGAATAATTCTTTGTCTGATTACCGCCAACATTACTGATCGTGGATAAGTGGGCTACATAAACTTGTTTACGCCAACTCGTGATAGGTAATATAGCCATAAGCCACTCCCTATCCTAACGCTTTCGCATTTGGGATTAACTCATTCAGCAACCCACCGCTAATTCCACTTTGAATATCTCGATATGAAATCGACAATCCATTTTCAGAATACGATTGGATTTGCTCACTCCCTAAACTTTGATACATCTGTTGTGCCGCTTGAACTACCCAATAATTGTATTTGTTCGGTAGCACCAATTCATCGACATTTTCTTCAAAAGGGAACAGAACTCTCAACGCTTTGTCGGCAGCGATATTCAACAACAAAGTGAGTAATGTGTCCTTTGATGTGTCTGTAATGCCAAGTAATAATTTTAATTGTGTAAGCATTATTCGCTACCGCCTTTCGCTAATCGCTTCTGTTTTGCTCTCTCGTTGTATTCCTTGATTTTCTCTCGTTTCGGGTCTTGAACTCGCTTCCAACCGGCTAACTTAAACTTTTCCCAATTAGAAGGGGAAATAGTGATTACTACTTCCCCTTTCTTAATCTTCAATTAGTTAATTAAGAAGCGGAGTAAGCATCGCCCAAATAACGGATCGCTTCGGGAACAATCGCTTGAACACCGAAAGAGTAGAACAATTCAAGCGCCATCGCATTGGACAACGGAATCCGTTCAGCACCATAACCGTCAATGGTAACCGGCTGGGCAATAGCGCCAGGCATTAAGCAGAACGCAGTAACGGCTTTACCGCTTTCTTTCGGAAGGTGGTGCGAAACATACAGGGGAACACCGTGGAACATTCCAACAGCACCACGAGCAAAGAAATTGTCTTGCGTGGGCAAATCATCAACGAGTTTACGAATAGCGGAATGAGTGGCCGGAGAAACAACCAACGCCAACATATCACGATCCAAACCGTCAATAAACGAATTGTAGGTGGTTTCGGTGGCAACAATCAAATCTTCCAATTTGTCGTTAATGTCCGAAGATGAAGTGGAAGTAACCGTGCCTTCTTGATATGCTTCAGTAAAGAAAGCGGTATCCAATTCTTTAACCATCGACAGAGTGAGTTCACGCTGACGGCGACCGAGAATATCGGCAACCCCATACAACTTAACATCTTTGATTTCAACTTCTTCAACGATTTCTTTATCGTTGTCGATGTTCACAACCACAGGTTTCGATTGAACATCATCGCCAGCACCAGCAGCACGAGCCGTTCCGTATGCTTGGGACAACGCAGTTTCAAAGCGTTTGAATTCGACCGAGCCAGTAGACGGATCACCAGAGAAATTGGTCGCTTTTAAGAAGTTGGAAATCGCACGAGAATAAACATTCTCAATAACCGGGCCATACCCTTCGGCTAATTCGGCAGCGGTTACGCCATCTTCAAGTTTAATAGATAGAGTGTCTTGACGAGCCATAAAATTTTAATTCCTTCTTTCTGCCCATTAGGGCTACTTTTTAGAATTGAGTTCTGAAAGTTGAAGGTTTTGCTTTATCTCCATCGCCGGCTTCGGGTTTCTTTGTTTGGTCGATAAGTTCTTGTTTCGTCTTATTCGCCACAGTTTCTTTTTCTTTACCCAATAGCCCGATGAAGTCATTAACAAGTCCAAGTGTTTTATCACGATCTTCGCTAACGGCTTTATCCAACAAAGTTTCATACGCTTCTTTCGATAATCCGGCTTGTGTGAATAGCGTTGCCGCTTCAAGTCGATTTGTCTTAATGCTATATTCTTTTTGAATATTTTGTGCTTTCGCTAATTCGTGTTCAAACTTTTCTTTTTCGGACATACTCGAAGTGCGGATTGATTCGAGTTCAGTTTCTCGTTCTTTCAATTGATCTCGCAATTTCGCATATTCCGTTTTAGGCAACATAAATTCGCCTAGTGCGCTTTGGACTTCTTTCGCTTTACCTTCATCTCCAATAACTTCGACTAACTTTTCTAATAAATTCGGCATTTACATACCCTACCTTTCTTGGCTATTAAGGTGCGCCACACCATCGTAGAAAGTCCTATTTAGCCATAGGTGGCAAATATGTAAAGCACTAACTATATCACAATTTATGTGCTATTACAATATAATTATATCACAACTATTCCTTATGCTTTGGTGGTCTTACCGTTGTCAAACTGCCTTGTCGGTTATTGTTGTAGTAATAAATCACATACGGAATATAACCAACCGATAAAGCATTATTCATATTTGCCATTAAAAACGCACCATCTTCTCCCCAAACAAGATTTTCATCAAACTTTGTATGGATAATCGACCTTTTCCAAATTCTCGACCAAGTAGATACATTCCAGCGTGGCAAATTGATTGACCGATAGATTTCTTTTTTGCCGTTAGCATTTTGCCAAGTAATCAAATAAATGTCTTTATTGCTCTTAACGGCTTTGAAGATTTGGTCGATATAATCTTTCTCAACCCAATCATCGCCGTCTATCCAAGCAAGATACTCGCCTGTCGCTAATTCTAATCCTAAATTGCGTGAGTGCGATATGCCTTGATTTTTCCGTTTCTTGTGGAAAATTACTTTCTTATCGTATAACGCTAATCTGTTTTCCACTCGTTGAATTGTCCTATCGGTTGAGCCATCGTCAATCAAGATCAACTCGCAAAAGTCGTTGAGTTGTGGCAAGATTGATAATAGGCACTTGTCAATATAATCTTCAACATTGTAAAACGGAATAATGATACTAACTTTCGGTTGTGTTGGCATTTTCGTTCACAATGTTGCTTACATCGTTATCGCTAATGTCTTTCCAAAAATCTTCGCCATAGTAAGCAATACACGCATTGACAACGGCATTACTATCGCTAAATAGTCCGATAACATTAAATGCAGTATATGGCTCAACTCCAGCATTACGCAAGTTCATCAACGCTTGGGTCTTAACAAGAATGTTATCACTCTTGTTGCGAGTAAACTTAATTTCAATGTTCGATGTGCGTAGATTGCGAATGTTCGTGGTCGGCTTTCTTTCGCAAATGCCAATGACGATTTCAAGGAAACGCTTTTCGCTTGACTTAAACGCTAATTCGTCTTGCTTGGCTCGTTCATCTGCCATTGTCCACCCTTCGCCAATCTGTCGTGCTTGACCTGTATCGCCACTTGAACTCTTTTCGGTCATTCGTGGCACACCAGCAATCGTAAGCATATTGTTGTAAATACGGTCATAAAGCACTTTGGTTTCGGTATGTTGGAGTTTATTCGTAATCATCTTCAAGTCGGCTTGTTGTGAACGATCGCCACTTGAAACTAACTTGATAGCACCCGATTGAACCATTTTTTGATATTCATCGGTTGAAATATCCACATTGAACAACGCTAACAAACTATTCACAAATTGCTCAATATCGTCAATGTCGTTTGAAGTAATCTTGTTTAGTGCATTGATACTGCCTAACACCAATTCAACAATCCCCATACGATTGCTATTCAACGGATATTCAATAATCGGTATATAGCCCAAAAAGTTCGTTTCTCTTTCGGGCTGTTCGTCTTTGATATAACTGATTTGCAATTTGTCAAAGCCAAATTCACTAACAATATCGCTGGTTTGGAAAATGTAGATATTCTGACGAGTGTAAACCGTAATGATGTAATACACGGCTTTCGTCTTGTGATTCATTTTAGGCGTTAGATAGAAAGCGAATAACGGCTCTCCTTCAAAACTCGTTGAATAGACAACACCAGCATCTTTTGGATTGACGGTATAGAAAACGACAGGTTTTAATGGGTCGCTATTTGGCAAGACGATACGATACGCTTGTCCGGCAATATAGAAATATTCAGCCAAGTCAATATCTTTCTTTTGCTTATCATTTTCAAGCATAATGCGATTGAGTTCATCAATCTCGTCTTTATAACTGTCGCCACGCTGAACATACTGAATTGGGTCGCCAAAGACATAGCCCTTTTTGAAATCAACCGTTTGGAAAGCGTGATTCTCAACGACCTTGTTGTTTATATCTTCACGGATTAGTTTGACTTTGTTTAGAATGTCTTGATTGCCACGATAAACACCGATAAGATAATCAATTTCTTTTCTGTTTTTGAAATGATCGGGCAAAACATCTTTGAGTGCCGTAATCAAGTTGAGTTGGTTGAGTTCTCTTTCGTCAAACGATGATTTTAATACAGTTCGCCCAAAAAAGTTTTGCTCGTTAATGCTAATTTTTACTCCGTCTTTCTCAAACGCCATTTTGTCCGCCTTTCATACTTTCATATTGATACATTTTAATTATACCACCTAAATTACTTAATAAATTAGAATCCAAGTTTAGCCCTATCCAAAATCTCAACTCGATTGCGACTTCCACCTTGAATAATCTCACTTGCGTATAGTGCCAAACTGTCGGGGGCATCGTCATTCTTGTTAGCATAATCAAATGAATATTTAGTGAGTGCTTCCATAGCCCTTGCGTAATCGCTATTAGCCGGAACAACACCTTTTTTCTTAAACACCATTCGTCTAACCACAATTCCACGCATCGCATTGATACGCATTTCTTTCTTCGCCACATTATACTTTTCGCTGATAACGCAATCCCGATAATTCCGTTCTTTAAGTTTCATTTCCAATATCGACTTTAACGATGTATCGGTGTTGTTTTCAAGCGTGAGTAAAGTAATTCGGTGGTAAATGATTTTATCTACAATGTCATCATACGCTTCGGTCATAGCCACTTTCTTGTAATACCAATCAATGACATAATGATCTTCGCCATCACTTGTCGCACACGCTATCGGCATTGAAATGTTGTCTTTGCCTTTTCGTGTTGGGTCAATAACGGCAAAAGCATACGAGTTTAGATTGGTCGGCAATTCGGTAAATTGGCGCAAGTTTTCCCAAGCAAATTCAAGTCCACTTGGTGCTATCGGGTTTTGTTGGTAAACGCAACTGAATAAGAATGGATCAGTTTGTTCACGCAGCATTAACGCTTGTTGAGTTGATGTTACCCCTTCGCAAGTTGATTTATCGTTTTCATCTAACAAAGGAACACGAATAGACACGAATGAGCCATCAGCACTTTCCCAAGCATACTTGAAATGTTTAGACGGTATCAATCCACCGTTGCGTTCTTCAAGTTGGGTAACCATATTCAACAAGTCATACGGATTCCACATCGTTCCCAAGAAAATGAACTTGACATTATCATCATCTTTACGGTTGAGCCACTCGGTCAAATACTGTTGCCAAATCTTCTTGTGTAAATCGTCATTATATGCTTCTTCAAGCCCTTTGGTAATATCGTCAAAGATAATATCGGACTTGGCTCGTGTTCCAACTAATTGCCCATCACGAGTTCTTATAAAGTGATTAGTGGTTAAATCTGACCCTTTTATTTTCCAATCGCTATCTTTTTCTTTCTCAAACGGCTTATTTCCGTATTTAACAAAGTTCGGGAACACTTCGGCAAATTCATCGGAAGAAATCAAGTCCTTAATTGACCGTGAAAATCCATTAAGTAAGTTATCGCCAACCGATATTCTTAATATTGACGAGTTGATATTCATTCCTAATCGCCAAGCCGTGTAATAATTACCAGAATAGGATTTGGCAAAACTTGGCGGCAACGATATGGCGATTTTTTTAATCGTATTGTCCAATGCCGTTTTATTCAAGTAATATAATACGCAATCCAGCACTTCTTTCCGCTTAATGTAAACTCGGTTGTCGGTCGGTCGATCCCATTCCATAAAATCGCAAAAGTGGACTAAACTTCTTCGCCCACTAAAAGCATAAAATCTACGATATAGGTTATATACCGTAGTAATTTGTTTTTCGTCAATTTTAGGACTTGCCAACATCGTCTGTAAGAGTGGCAATATGTGTTTTATCACATATCGAACTGCCCAACGCTTATCTTCTTCGTCATTCGATGTATCAAACATCGCTATCACAAGGTCATATTGGGCTTTTAGCATTTCAAAACTTTCGTCTAGTGTTTTGATACGCTTTTTCTCAAACAACTCGCTAATGGCTTGTATTGGCTCTATATATTGATTTGTCATTCAATTTCTCTGCCTTCAAGAAAGTCCACAATTACCGATACGGATCTTTCGGTTGATTTTCCCTTGTAAGGATAGAGTTCGGCTACAATATAAAACTCATATTTCTTTGAATAATTCAACATCTGAATAAGATTAAAGACGGCATTTTCCATTCCGCCTGTATAAAACGCATTGGAATAAAACGCTATTGTCTGTTTCATCGCAAGTAAAATTGTCCTTTCAATTTATCGGTCTTACTCCATAGGTAAGCAACGGCTGCCTTTTCAGATTTCCAGCCATTTCTCGTTTCATACATATCGGGTGCTTTTCCTGTTGGATTAGTGCGATTGATAATTCCACCCTTTTCAACAACTTGTTCTTGGTGGATATGCCCACTGTGTTGTTCGGCATATTTTGCTTTTCCCCACAATTCACGGAACTCAACTTGTAGCCAATTAAACATTTGGTCTTTCTTCATTTCTCCGTGATGTAAGCCAACTAAGTTATTGCCATACATAAACGCTTTACGCAATCTTGGCGATACATCAAACTTGATATGCTTAGCATTTTGATAGATAAACGGCATAGCGTCAATGATCGTGAACTCAATCAAGCGTGAGTGATTGCCTTCAATCCAATAGACTTCGGTAGGCACAACAGCCAAGTTCTCGATGATATACATAATTAGTTCTCTTGCCTTTTGGATAATCTTCTTTGGGCGAGTGTCGGTATCAACTCTTGTTCCACCGGTAGTTTCGCCTTCTTCGCTATCAATGTGAACGAAATCGCCCAAGAAACAAATATTGACTTGCGAAACATTAAACAAATCAATGTAATATCTCGCTTCGGCAACTTGTCGCATAACATTTTCAAAGACAATTTTATAATCGTAATCTTCTCCAGCTTCGGCTGCCCAACTCAAACTTCCGATATGCGTGTCGGAAAAGTCGACTTCGAGCATTAAATCATTTTGCTTAATCGGTTTTAATTTGAAACGATTAGCGTCAAACGGTTTTATTTCAGCATTAAGTTCGGCAATCTCTTGTTTCGTTAAATTATACGGATTGCGTTTCTTGACTGTAATCTTGCTTTGGTAATGATGAATGATTTCGTTATCTTTTCCTTGACCTGTCCAAAAATTGTTTTTAGCCGAAACCAATTCAAATTCATTTGGGTCAAAACCGTGAGCTTCCAAAATGAACTTTTCATCTTTGGCTTGTTGTTCGGACATCAATAACGATCTATCACTAACCGTCATTCCATTCGCTAATTTTTCAATCGAAACGAAATTTTTAAAGTTCTCTTTAACTTCTTCCTGTTTTTCAACTTTTTTAAGGTCTACTTTAATTTCCTGTTCCGGATTATTTTTAATGTATCGGTAATAAGTTTTTCTAACGGCATTAGGCGTTTTGATAATTCCATAATTCTTGCCTAAAATAATGCTTACATCTTTCCAAGTCAATTCAACATTACTCAATAATATTTCGTTAATCAACTTCCCTAAATTGTCCATAGTTCGTAGTTCTCCTTTACGATTTAGCGAGTATGAGCCAATTAGGAAAAGGAGAGTGAAACCTAATCAGCCCATACTCAACTATAATTATACCACCTTTTCAATTACAGTATAAATTAGCCGATATTTTTAAGGTCTACTTTAATTTTATCCAGTTTTTAGAGTTTTTTAAAGTATAACGGTCTACCGTGATATTTTCTCGTGGTTATTCGTGGTTTCTCGTGGTAATTCAATATCTAACATGACTAATGTTACATATAAAGTTATATTCTTTTCTCCAGTTAAGTTAGAAAAAATGGTTTAAGTGGAGTGAATCGACAATAAATCCAACATAAAATAAAAAGTGCCGTTAAGCACTCTTTA